ATCAACGGTGCTACTGGCACAGTAGTTGGTCCTGTATCAACATCAAGTTTGCGTACTTCAGAAGGTGAAATAAGATTAGGTTTACGTGCCGGTGAAATTGCCCAGGCACAAAATACCATAGCTGTTGGTAGAGATGCTGGATATACTACTCAAGGGTTAGGTGCTATTGCAGTTGGTACAAACGCCGGTCAAAACAATCAAGGCAGCTACGCTGTGGCCGTTGGTACAGGTAGTGGCTTAGGTTTGCAAGGTGCTAATGCCGTGGCGGTTGGAATTGGTGCTGGCCAAACCAATCAAGGTGCTAGTGCGGTAGCGATCGGCGATGTTGCTGGTTATACTAATCAAGGTGTTAATGCCGTAGCAATTGGCAAGGCGGCAGGAGCAACTAGTCAACCTGCTAACTCAATTGTTATCAACGCCAGCGGTGTTGCACTCAACGGTTCCGCTGCTGGCTTCTATGTTAATCCAATTAGAGAAGTCACTGGGCCGCAAACTGTATACTACAACCCTGCCACATATGAAGTCACGTGGGGACCTGTACCAGCTGGTGGCGGAGGCGGTGTAGTCAGTGGAAACTTTGAATTTACTGTAGCAGGTGATGACTCTACCATGAGAACAATTTTCTCTGGAGAGACTCTGCGCTTTGCAGGTGCCAGTGGCATTACCACAACCACAGACGGTGAAGGCAAGGTCACAATTACTGGACCTACATTGGCCTCAGTGGCTACTACTGGTGCATATAGTTCTCTAAGTGGTTTACCTACTATACCAGCTGCCTACTCTGCAACCAGCATTGACGCCCTAAGCGATGTTGACACAACTACCAGTGCTCCTACAAATGGGCAAACACTGGTCTGGAGTTCGTCTGGCGGCAAATGGTTGCCGGGAACAATATCAGGTGGCGGTGGCGGTACGCTGGCAGCAAGAGCCGCAGTGGCAGCAACAACTGCAAGCCTGGCCAATACAGCCACAGGCAACTTGACCATTGTTGGATACAAAGGATACATGTTGTACAAGATTCAAACAAGTGCAGCAGCGTGGGTTAGAATTTACACAGACACAACCAGTAGAACAGCAGATGCAACTAGACTGGAAGGTGCTGATCCTACTCCAGGTTCAGGTGTTGTTGCTGAAGTAATTACCACTGGCGCACAAACTATTTTGATCAGTCCCGGGGCATTGGGATTCAGCAACGAAACTGTTCCAGATACAAATATACAATTAGCAGTAACTAACAAGAGTGGTGGAACAACTACCATTACTGTTACATTGACTGCTGTACAACTAGAGGCATAATATGTCAGAAATGTTGTCCTACATCAGCACTAGAAAGTATATTGTCACGGTGTACAACTATGATGATCTCGGTGCCGTCTACGAGGAATTAGAAACAGCAGGTAAGGCGCCGCCCGATACAGAAATACTGCGTGATGTCGAATGTCTAGAACGCAGACCTATGAGTAGGAATACGGTTTATAGGTTAGCTGATTGGGAAGCTACACAGTTAAGGACTGATCCTAGAGTAAAGGCAGTCAGCGTACACCCAGATGAACTGGGTATCAAAGCTGGTACCAATGCTACCACTCAAACTAGTTCTGCTTGGGATAAGTCTTCCGGTACTTCTTCTGCAATGAAGAACTGGGCTTTATTGAGATGCACTGAAGGCCAACAACGTGCAGGATGGGGTGGTACTGGATATCAAGGCAACGGTTCGGGTACTGCTGCACAAACTGGCACCATTGAACTGGCTCAAACTGGCCGTAATGTTGATGTTGTAATCTGTGATACTGGATTGCCAACACAGGCTCATCCTGAATTTGCTGTTAATGCAGATGGAACAGGCGGATCAAGAGTTGTTAACTACAATTGGTTTCAGCATAATCCAGAAGTCACTGGTGGTGCTATAGGCACATACACGTTAGGCCTGCTTGATCCTCACGGTATGCACGTAGCCGGAACTGTAGCTGGAAATACACAAGGCTGGGCTCGTGATGCTACAATTTACAGTTTATACTACGACACTGGCAACAGCGGCAATTTTAGTTTGGTGTTTGATTATGTGCGAGCCTTTCATAGAAACAAGGCAGTTAATCCCGCAACTGGTAGAAAAAATCCCACAATTGTAAACAACAGTTGGGGAGATAGTGTATTCCCAAGTGAATGGTCGTTAACTGACATTACCGCAGTGACCTATCGCGGAACAAGATATACTCCAGGTGGTGCCACTACCTTCCTCGGAACTAGTGGTGTTTGTACAAGTTCAACTAGGCTAGCAAATTTATTAGGTTTAGAAAACGCTGGAAACAGAATAACCACTTCAGGACCAGTGGGTGCTACAGGCGGAACTATTAATACAAAACCTGCATCGTGGACCTTAGAATCAAACCAATCAGCGTACCTTTTAGGTATAGCTCCCCCAGACGCAACTTATGTAATAACATTAACTACTACAGGCAATAATACTGTTGTTAGAGTTAAAAACGATGTTGCTTCGGGAGGCCAAACCGGACAGACTAGCTTATTGATCAGCATACAGGTAGTTAGGCAAAGTGATAACTCTATTATAACTGCATTTAGTCAAGGACCGTTTACGTCGATCGAAGGCGGAGATGTTAGTGCTGTTATTGATGAAAATATAACTCTTCCTACTACTGGCAGTTATACTATTACCTATACAACAAATTTAGATATAAGTCAAGTAAGCAATCCGTTAACAGCATTTGCCATGTTGTGTACCATTACACAAACATCAAGTGGCAGTGAGGCTGCTAATGTTAGTAGTATTACAAACAGCCTGCTAGGTGCGGCAAGCCTAACAGCATCAACTGCACCCACAACAGGAAACAATGACGACGGCTATTGGACATTAGCTTTACCTTTTAATATCACCTACTTAGGAACTACATACAACACAATATATCCCAGTACAAACTTTTATCTAACATTTGGCAATGGGTCAACTGTATGGAGTGGTGTTAGTATTACTAATCCTGCACTGCCTAAAATCATGTGGTGCGCTCAAGACAATTCAGTACAAAGAATATATTACGGTACTGAAGGTGTTGCACCAAATAGAACATTTAGAGTAAGACAAGAAGGTACTTCAACTACATCAGGAACTTTAGGTAGTCCCACAATGATCTGCGAATGGACATTCTATGAAAATTCTCCTAGCCAAATAGATCTTCAAGTTGGTGTTAACAGCGCCAAGACTACTGGCGGCGGATTTACAACCACACAACTCAATGCCTGGGGATTCATTAGTGGACAACGTATTCCTTTAAGGGTACCTGCCTGCGATGACGATATCGAAGACCTGTATGACGAAGGCATTATCATGGTTGGTGCAGCCGGCAATGGCCGTTGGAAACACGATGTACCGGGCGGGGTTGATTGGAATAACACATTTGAAATGGCTGTTAGGTATCCTGCCAGTGTCCTACAGCCCTATTATACTCATCGAGGAACAAGCCCTACAGCCAATGACACATTGGCCTCAGGCACACATGATCTTCCAGCAATATGTGTAGGCGCTGTTGACACTATTCAAATTGACCAAAAGGTCCTGTTTAGTGATTGTGGTGCCGGTGTTGACCTATTTGCACCGGGTACATATATTGTGAGCGCATTGCCTAGCGGTACATCTGATCCTAGAAACGCCAGTTATTTTATTGGCAAGTATAGTGGTACGTCGATGGCGAGTCCGCAGGTGTGCGGTGTACTGGCCTGTGCATTAGAAGTTTATCCAGACATGAATCAAGAAAGGGCAAAAGCCTATATAACAGCCATTGCTAAATCAGGACAACTTGTAGCAACATCAGGCGGTCCAACAGATGGGCAAGATCTACAAGGTGCTGCCAATTTGTATTTGTTTTACAAAAAAGAACGTGAGACTAGCGGTAATGTATTTCCAAAAATCAATTATAAACCAAGACCCGCAACAGGATCAGTTTATCCTAGACCCAGAATTAAAAGAACCTTATAACGGAGCGCAGAATGACTAAACAGACAATCAATGTAGGAACATCACCCAACGACAATAGAGGTGATAGTCTCCGGGCATCTTTTCAAAAGATCAATGCCAACTTTACTGAGCTGTACACAGCACTGGGATTAGATACTGCTCCGTTAAATCTAGGAGCATTTGAATTTGTGGGTAGCGTATTAAGCACCACAGATAGTTCAGCAATTGTGATTGATCAAGCTGTCACCGTCTCCAGCAACTTGACAGTGGGTGGGGATGTTGTTCCTAACATAGCCAATGGTGGCGATCTAGGAAGTCTTGCACGGCCTTGGAAGAGTTTGTATGTTAGTAACCAAACAATATATCTAGGCAGT